CAAAACTTTGACCCAGACTTGTTTAATTTTCGCTCGGTAATATATATATGTCTTACCCTAAAAATATATGTTAGGTGGCCTAATATGTATACAAAACGGACATTTATAAGAAATATCACCCTAAGTTGTTCGCTTTTCAGTTATTCACAGGTTATCTATATATGTAATATAAAATATTCCATATACGGAGATTCCTCCGTTTTGGACTACGGAATCTCCTATAGTATTTATATAATATAATATATATAATGGGATAGGTCTGCCGTTAGGCAACTACCGTTAGATTAGTCTTAGGGGCGTTAAATGGCAAAGCAGAACCTTACCAAGGAAGAAGCCCAGTTCAGGGTTCTCACCCAACTTAAACAGGGTCAGACAATCAAGATGGCTATGGAGTCGGTTGGCCGATCTGAGGCCGCTTTCCGCCAATGGACCCTTACTGAGCCAAGTTTTAAAGAACAGGCTGACAAGGCTAGGCTAGAGGCTAAGGGTGTAAAGACCGACCTAGCCGAACTTAAAGATATTTCATTTGAGGATTTCTCTAAGGAGTTCTTAGATACCTCACTCTTTGACCACCACCTTGACTGGGTGGATCTGGTAGAGGGCAAGGAGCCTAGGTGGTTACACCCATCTATGACCTATGAGCAGGCTGCTACTAATCGTATCCTGATTAATGTACCACCTGAACACGCCAAGTCAACAGTTATTACAATCAACTACGTTACCTACCGCCTTGCTGTAGATCCTAACGTCAGAATCATTATAGTTTCAAAAACCCAGGGTATGGCCCGAAAGTTTCTTTCAGCCATCAAGACCCGCCTTAGCCATCCTAACTGGACTAAGTTGCAGGTAGCCTTTGGCCCACAGGGTGGATACAAGGCAGACTCCAACACTTGGTCTGCTGATATGATCTACCTAGGTTCAGGCCGAGACTCTGGCGAGAAAGACCCAACTGTACAAGCATTAGGATTTGGATCTCAGATCTACGGAGCAAGAGCCGATCTGATTATCCTTGACGATGTGGTGATGAATGCAAATGCCCACGAGTGGGAGAAGCAAATTGAATGGCTTCAAAAAGAAGTCATCACCCGTTTGGGTCGACACGGAAAACTACTTATTGTAGGAACCCGTGTCGCACCTATTGATCTTTATAAGATGATGAGAGATCCTGCCCAATGGACTGGTGGCAAATCTCCATTCACTTACTTTAGTCAACCAGCCGTATTAGAATTTGATGAGAAGCCTGCCAATTGGAAAACCCTATGGCCCAAGACTGATAGGCCTGAGGGGGAACAAGATGAGCCAGACAAAGACGGATTATACACCAAGTGGGATGGACCCTCGTTATTTACTAGAAGGTCTGAAGTCGCTCCCTCAGTATGGGCGCTGGTCTACCAGCAAGAAGATGTTATGGAAGACTCGATCTTCTCGCCAACTGTTGTCGCTGGATGCGTCAATGGAATGCGAAAGAGAGGCCCACTCAAGGCTGGAGTCCCAGGCCATCCAAAACATATTGATGGCTCTTATACCGTTATCGGCCTCGACCCTGCTATGGCAGGAGCAACAGGAGCAGTAGTAGTTACCTACAACCGCTCTGATGGTAAGATCTATGTCTTAGACTGCGTCAATATGACAGATACTACCCCACAAAGAATTAGAGATCTCATAGAAGAATGGGTTATCAAATACAAACCCCAAGAGATCCGAATAGAAATTAACGCCCACCAGAAGGCTTACGCCTTAGATGATGATCTACGTAACTGGTTGGCGGCTCACGGCTGTACCCTCAACTCTCACTTTACAGGTAAGAACAAATGGGATACAGGATTTGGTGTAGCCTCTATGGCATCACTGTTTGGGACAACAAGAGATTCTCGTTTCCAAGATAATAATCTAATTGAACTTCCTTCTAATGAAGGCTCTGAGGGCTTGAAGTCCTTAGTACAGCAATTGATTACTTGGAAACCTGATACCAAAAACCCAACAGATACAGTGATGGCATTATGGTTTGCTGTTATCAAAGTCCGTGAACTTATGCAACAATCATCATATGCTACTAAGTTTGCTAACAATCGTTGGGCAACTAGAGCACAAAAAGATAAAAGATACGGAATCAATTTAGACGACGCCTTTGCAGAGCAATGGCAAGAAACCTATGGTTAGGATATAAATGGCTTTATCAATAGACCAAATTGCATCACGGGTTGAGTCACTCAAGTACCGTGCTTCTGAGCGTGATGCTCGAGCAGGCGATGTCCTTGCTGTGCGTCAAGGTAAAATCTCTGAAGTTTATCCTGACTTTTTCCCAGAGGGTGTAGATACAAATGTCGTGGCAAATTTTATTGATATCGTTGCCAGGGACCTTTCAGAGGTTATGGCACCACTTCCGGCGGTTAACTGTTCATCCGCTAACCAGGTCAATGATCGTGCTCGTAAGTTTGCTGATAATCGTACCCGTATTGCTTCTAACTATTTTAATCATTCCGACTTACAAGTTTCTATGTACACGGGGGCAGATCACTACATAACATATGGATTCCTGCCATTCGTAATTGAATTGGACCAGGAAGCAAAACTGCCTCGCATCCGCCTAGAAAACCCAAGGATGGCTTATCCTGAATTTGATCGCTATGGACGATGCATTGCATTTGCAAAGCGATACACACTTACACTTGGTGAACTTGTAGCACAATTCCCAGAGTACGAAAGCCAACTACTTGGCCCATCTGGATTCAAACAAGACGTAAATAACTTGATTGAAATTATCCGCTACTATGACAAAGACCAATCTGTTGTATATATACCATCTAGACAAAATTTAATTTTATCTCAAGCACGCAACCCACTAGGTAAAATGATGGTTGTAGTTGCCAAGCGTCCATCTGTCGATGGTGAGATGCGTGGACAATTTGATGATGTATTAGGAATTCAATTACTTCGTAACCGTTTTGCTATGTTGGCTATGGAGGCTGCAGAGAAATCTGTACAGGCTCCTATTGTACTTCCACAAGATGTACAAGAGTTGCAACTTGGTGGCGATGCGGTTATCCGTACCTCTAACCCAGCAGGTGTTCGTCGTGTAGAACTTACTATACCACAAGGTGCGTTCACTGAACAACAATTATTAAATCAAGAGTTGCGTGTCGGTGCCCGTTATCCAGAGGGACGTACTGGTAACATCGACGCTTCTATTGTTACTGGCCAGGGTGTACAGGCTCTTATGGGTGCCTTTGATACACAGGTTAAATCAGCACAAGCAATCTTTGCTACAGCACTTCGTGATGTCATTGGTCTTTGCTTTGAAGTTGATGAGATGTTCTTTGATGAAGTTAAAACAATTCGTGGCGTAGATGCTGGTTCACCTTACGCATTAGAGTACAAGCCAAGCAAAGACATCAAGAAAGATTACTCTGCTGATGTTCGTTACGGAATGCTTGCTGGTCTTAATCCAGCACAAGGACTTATATTTATGTTACAGGCTCTTGGAGGTAAATTAATCTCCAAGGATATGGCGATGAGAGAGTTACCATTTAATGTCAATGTTACGCAAGAGCAAGAGAAGATTGAAATTGAAGATATGCGTAATGCTCTTATCGGTTCACTTCAGGCATATACACAAGCCATACCCCAGATGGCTGCTGCCGGACAAGATCCTTCAGATATTGTTAAGAAAATCGCTGACGTTATTAAATCACGACAAAAGGGACAAGCAATAGAGGATGCAATTGAAGAGATATTTGCGCCTCAAGCGCAACAAGTTCCTCCTGCTGGCGCACCTTCTCAGGTTGAGCAAACGTCCCCTGCTCCCGCTGCTGCCCCAGTAGGAGGTCCTACACCAGAACAAGGTATGGCAGAACTACCTCCAGCAGAGGCTGCACCAGATATTCAAAGTCTTTTATCTAGCCTAACATCAGGCGGAGAAGCAAACGCAAGCGTAAGAACTATTCGACGACGATAATTAAGTAGGGGACAATGACAACAATTATTGGATTAGAACATAAAGACCGCTGCTTCATAGTTGCTGATAGCCAAACAACTGATGCAGATGGCAGGATTTATAACCATCCTGAAGTTAAAAAGATTTCAGAGAACGGTATGTTCTTAATTGCAGGATCTGGTGAAACATTAGCCTGCGATATAGCGCAACATATTTGGGAGCCACCAGTTCCCACAAAGCAAGACAAAGAAGATTTATATCATTTTATGATTGTAAAGGCTATGCCTTCTCTACGCAAATGTATGATAGAGAATGGTTATAACTTTGATGAAGATACGAAAGAATCTCGCTTTCAGTTTATTATGGCTGTAGGTGGAGAAATATTTGATGTTGACCAAGAGTTGTCAATAAGCAAATCTGCAGATGGAGTATACGCTGCAGGCTCAGGTGCAAATTACGCACTAGGCGCTTTATACGCTGGAGCAGATGCATACCAAGCAATGGAGATTGCATCCAAACTTACAGCGTTTACAGCAGGCCCATATATATCAAAAGAACAACCTAGAAAAATTAAGTAGGAGGAACTATGGCAGAGAACAGAGGCGGTTACCGTCCAACTGCACCACAGAATAATCCTGCAAATGTATCAGCAACTGGTGGAGCAGGACAATCTGGAACACAACCTGCACGTTATATGTCAGGCCTAGCCTATGGACAAGGTCAAGCACAAATGGAACAACAAACCTCTGCACCTATGGCTGGTAATCCTGTTTCTGCTGCACGTCCTATGGCTGCTGCACCTCAGGCTACACCAATTATTCCGATTGATGCACCAACTCAAAGACCAGATGTTCCTATCACAAATGGCATAGATATTGGACCAGGTGCTGGCTCTGAAGCATTAGCACTTCCAGCAGCAGTCCCACAAACACAACAAGATAATTCTGCAAGATTAATTCAGGCACTATATCTTCAGGATCCAAGCAATGAAGATGTTCGACGTATGTTGGAGTATTTGAGCGCTGAAGGCAGGATCTAGTGGACTATCCTAAAATTAAAAAGGATGCCAGCGGTAACTATATTGTTGAAGGTTCCTTAAATAAAGATTTTGAGAAGCAACAATTAGATTACATTGACATCCAACAACAAGCAGAAATTCTTGGCGGTCAGCAAGGAATTGACTTGAGGAAAAGTATTTCTTCAAACCCTACTGCATCCGCTGGAATAATTGCCGGTTTGTATAAAAATGGATCTATCGGTCAAAGCGCATTAGTTGATACATTTATTGAAATTGATAAACAAACAAAAGCGCAACGAGAATTAGATCAATTAAAGGAACAGCAAAAGGCTGCTGAAGAAACATTTAAAAGCAAAATGTATGGAGTCCCATATAACATTTGGAGATCCATTAAAGGTGTTAGCCGAGTAGCAACTGCCGGCGTTCTTTTTCCTGTAGAGGCTTTGTTTAATTCTATCAGCAATACTGTTGCACAACTTGCTACTGGTGGTCTTAATAGACCAAAAGAGAGTGCTACCTGGGAAGGCATAGATCAGACCTATGCTGTCCAAATGATTAAAGAATTTATTACCACTGGAGAATTGAATACCGGATCAGGTTTTTTTGTTAACGAAGAATCTGGCGTTGGATTTAAAGTTCGTCAAGAAAAACTAAAATTAGGCAAAATAGCAGTACTTGATGGAGAAGGTAATCAGGTTCTAGATAAAGNNNNGAAACCCTTTATATAGACCTTACTCAGCAATTGATCCAATTTCTTATATTATGACTGGCGGAAACCTAGAGAGTGGCAATGCTAGACTTATAAACGCAATTGGTGAAATTGGTTTTATGATCTATGCTGATCCTTTAACTAAAGTAAATAAAGTTCTTAAGGCTAAAAATGCTATATTAAAGTCCGAAGCCTATCAAAAAGGTAGAGCAACTGCTGAAGATTTAAAAAAATTAACAGTGCTAGAAGCACAAATTGCTGCTAATGCAGACGACACAGTTAAAGCACTAGATGATCTAGGACTGGTTGAAAGAGCCGTAAATGCTGGCGTGCCAGTTGCGGACAGCGAATTGCTAAAATTCCAAAAAGCATACAATGATGCTGTTGCTAAAAAGGTTGGACTAGATGCTGAATCTCAAATTCTTAAACAAGGATTAGATTACAACGCAATTGAAAAGTTTTTAAATGGTGCATCTACCAAACCTATATTAAACGAAATTGCCGAGATGGATGATTACTTTGACATCTGGCAACTAAGTAGACGTGGTGGTCGAGGCGGATTCACAATAGATCAGGCCAAGGCACTTGCTGGCGCTAAAACTAGAGATGAAGTTTTAGAAGTATTAGCACCATACATTGCTGGTGGAACCGTAGCGCAGAATATTTTAGAAACTGGAACAGTAGCCTCTAGAGCGCTTAGTGGTATTGTCAAGGGACCCGTGGCCAGACCTGCACAATTTGTTGCTGGACGTGCTGCTAGTGGTATAAAGAAACTTCCTTATGCTGAAAAATTATATAATAGCATAAGCAAAAATTATACAACATATATTCCTAGAAGCGGAACATTAGTACACTACGAAGACAAAGATGCATTGGTAGATGTAGTTGTTAACTTTGCTAGAGCCTTAAAAGTAGATGAGACTACAGTAAGAAAATTAGTCGATGAGGTTGCTTTTAACATAGACCCTAGTGTATCTGCATTCCAGGCAACAACCAAAGTTTATGATGAAGTGTTTAAAGCAAATGCTGCCGCTTTTCAAAAGGCTGGAATTGGTGCAGATAAACTTAAAGACCTAACAACTTTCTTTAAAAAGAACGCTGATGAGCAGGCTATGTACTGGGCAGAGATGCACAGAAATGGCGCTAATATAGATTTTGTTTTTGTTAATGGACAAAAAGTAAGATTCAATGGTCCACACCTAGAGTCTGAGCGATTAAATTCTATGCTGTATTTTCCACCACCAGAGGAATTACTTCGAGAAATTGCTAAGGTAGGAAAACTAGGTGCAGTTTATAGAAATAAACTTGCAGGTGGAGCGGTAAATGCCGTCGACACATTCACTAATAATTTTTGGAAGAAAGTCTTATTAACAAGACCAGCATATGTTATCAGAAACATAGGCGAAGAGCAGATACGTATTATGCTCAATGGTCACATTTCTTTCTACAACAATCCTTTGGCTGCAATTGCTATGTGGCAAGGGCGAAGCAGTGGTCCAAAGTGGAAGCAACTTCTTAACTCATTTGATGATTATAAGCACAATGTGCTTGGCAACGAAATGAAATTGGCTAAATCTGCCGATGAATTATCTTTTGAATCTTTAGCGGCTGCCAATAAAAATGATTATCTAGACTTTATGTCAAGTATGTCACAAGGTGCTGCTCAAGAGGTTAACAAAGTTTCTGTAATGCGTGGATATCAATTAGTTTACCCTAAGGATAATAACTGGTATCTTGGATTAGCAAATGAAATCAGAATACTTAGCGCTAGTAATTTAGGAAAGGCTGTTGCTAGGACTGCTCCAGGAAAAGAGGCTGACACAGTCGCTTATTTCTTGTCCGGTGAGGGTAGACCAGCCTGGAATAGATTTTTAAATGGTATCGAAAATAAAGAAACAAGAGATATTTTTGATACATTTGAAGGCGCAATGGCGTTCCTATTTACTGGCAAAAATTCTAATGGTCAATTGGTGTCCTTGCAGGCTCGTATTGAGCAGGTTGCTGGACAAAATGGAGCATCTGCTGATTCGATTAGAAAGTTAATCGGTGAAGGATCTATAGAAACTCCTGGGTATTCCCTGAAAGTTCCTAAAGAAACAGATGAGGCTCTTAATTCTTTGAAAAATGCCAAGGAAGTTACCTCTGGCCGCAAGAAAATTAAAGACGTAAACCAAGAGTTTGCAGATCAACTTAAAAAAGTATTTGAAGGTGTAGCAAATTGGGACAATGTTGCTATGAAAATACCTAAAGAGGTTGCTGTAATAGAAAAAAATAGACAGTCTAAGATAAATTTAGCAATTGAAAACTTCTTTGACCACGCAGTTCAGTTTGAAAAGACCACGAGTATGGGTCCTGAGTGGCGTCAAAAATACTGGGATGTTGTTCGTGATGTTATTTACGCAGCAGATGGACCAGCATTAGAACAGATTACTAAGATTGCACCTAAATCATTGGCTCCACTACTAAGTGCTGATGGAACAAAACCCCTAGGAAAGACTCACGGCTTTTGGGCTAATGTTAAAAAGGCTGATGGCTCAGGAACTATGACTAAAGAGGAAATCCACGAGTATGCAAGTAGAGTTGCTAGCCAACACGTAAAAGAATTATTTTATAACGCATCTAAGAAGCGCCTATTGTGGCACCAACTTAGATTAGTTGCACCATTCGGTCAAGCCTGGGCAGACACTATTAGTAAGTGGGGTAAGTTATCCCTTAATAACCCGGGAGAAGTTTATAAAGTTGTTCGTGCTTTAGACTGGCTTAAATCTCCAGAATCTTCAGCGCTATATCAATTGACTGATGCTAGAGATTACTATGATCCAAATCAAGGATTCTTCTTTACGGATCCTCAATATGGAACACGTCAGTTCTATGTGCCATTTATGTCAACTGGTATGAATTTTATGACTAATCTTTTCACTAAGGGACAGTTTGATGTAAGTGGTCCTTTTGGTTCTAAAGGTACACCGCAGTCATTTAACTTCGCTTTAGGTAGCGGAATCATTCCTGGCTTTGGTCCTGGATTTACCATATCTTTAAATATGTTAGAGGGTTTTGGTTTAGACCCTACACAAATGCTACCTCCTTCTATGAGAGAGTTTGCTGAAAAGGTATTTTATCCATATGGTAGACCTAACCTATCTACTGGTGCTGGAGCCATACAGGCTTTAACTACTCCTAATATATCAAGAATAGTAGGCAGTGGATTATTTAACTTTGAAGAAGGTTATGCTGCATCATTTGCTCCAGTAATGAATTACTTGGCAAGTAGTGGAGAATATAATCTTGATGATCCGGCAGATCAGAATAGATTGATACAGGACACCAATAGATTTTCGAGAACATTCTCTGCATTTAGAGGTGTGTTTGGTCTAGCCAGTCCCTTTGCTACTGCACAGGAAGATCTTGTTAAAGATAAGAGTGGTAATACTTTACTTGCTTCTGCTCTTTGGAATGATTTTAAGAAACTTGAAATTGCTGCTGGTGGGGACAGGAATAAAGCCTATGCAGACTTTCTAGACCTATATGGTCCAGAACAAGTATTTGCACTTACTAGTACCTGGAGTGGTTCTAACCCAACTAACTTGTTTACATATAAGATGATTCTTAAAGATCCATCTGTAGCAGATAAATATAAAGATACCTTTGGATACTTCTATCCTAATGGTGGGTTCTCAATAGAACTAAGAAACTGGTTAGAAAGAAAAGGTAGAACAGAGCGTCTATCCGCAGAAGATATTGTAGACAGGGCAACAAATATACGTTTCGCCGCTGCTCAAGATAGGGCACTAACTCGCTCTGTGGCAGAAGGTTGGAGTAGTAAATATACCGCTAGCGTATTGTCCAACCTGAGAGATAGTTTTAATTTAATCGGTAAAAAGACTATATACGATGCATCCAAAGAAGATAGAATTTTAAATCAATTGCGTGAGGCAAGTCAGGATAAAAGATTCTTAAACTCTGAGGCAGTTGCCGGCATAAGAGACTACCTATATTTAAGAGATAGTACTCTTGAACTTAATGGTAAAAAACCAAATGATAGTTTAAGCGCCAAAGGATTTGAGACGCAACGTGCTTACCTAGCAGAACAAGCCTTAGAAATTATCAAAAGAAATCCAGAGTTTCAAAAAGTATTCTACGTGTTCTTTAAGACAGAGTTGGAAGGTTAATTAAATATGTCAGGTCTTGCTCCTATTACTACCAAGATTGCCAAAAAGGTTATTCCTAAAACTACCGTTGGTAAAGTTGCTGCCGCTGCTGCGGCTGCGGTTGGAATCAATACAATTCGTAATGACAGTAAGCCTACCGATAAAAAAACAACAGCAATTCCGCCAAGCGATCAAATAGAGGCAGCCAAGCGTGAGGTAACTGTAGGACAAACTGGCGATGGATTAACTCTTTCTGGATTACCAAAAGGTTTTGAAATATCTGGCGCTGGAAAAGCACAGTTTGAAAAAGGTGCTGGAGCAACGGTACTCGCTAATCTAGGACTCAAAGAGCGTGCAGCATTATTAGCCAATATGGGACGTATACCTGGCTTATATTCACCAGGAACGGCTCCTAGCCCAGACTTTATTAATAAGATGCTGATGGAAAATACCGTAATTCCTAGGGATGCGGATCTTAAAGCACTTGATAAAATAGCAGCAATTGCCGACTGGTCCGCAGATACTATTAGCAATACTGTAATTAAATTTGCCAATAACCCTGCTTTATCACAACAATTTTTTGGTCAAGTATCTGCTACGCCTAGAGCGGTTACACCACCTGCAGCACTACAAGCAGAATTAAACAATAAATTCTTAGATTTATTTGAAACTCAAGCAGATCCTGCGTTAGCAAAAGCATATGTAAAAGAAATTAATGCACTTGAATCTAAATCTAAATCGGTTAGCGCACAACAAAAAGAAGATATTCTTTTAAAGTATTCAAAAGAAGGCCAATGAAGTATATAATATTAGCCAGACTGGATTAACTCCAGGGGCTATGGATAAGGGCTCTTTAGGTCGTGTTGTTAGAAGCATTAGAAATGCTTATGATGATAATGGTATTCCTTATAATGAAAAAGATGTTTATAATAAAGCAGTTCAATCATTAAGAAGTCCTGATGCATATAAGAATGTTATTGATGGTGTAACTATGCAGGCTAGCACTGTTATGCCAGCCTTTAAAGATCTATTCGCACAAGGCAAGAATGCTAGAGAAGTACTATCCCCTTGGATAAATACTAGATCACAAATACTTGGTATCCCTGCAGATCAGATTAAAGTATCTGATATGTATGAAATTGGTTCAGGTCCAGCACCAGTATCTATACAAGATTACAAGAAACAACTCTATAGAAGTCCAGAATTTAAAAAGACAGACACCTATAAGGAACGTTCTTTAAATGATTTACAGACATTACTTAGAGCATTTAACATAGGATAGGGAAACAATGGTTATAAATGTACGTAGTGAATTCGAGAAAAAGCAGGCCGCTAAACCTGCTGCCCCAAAACCACCTGTCCAAACAAGCACTGCAAATCAACGTGAGAACAGAGCACCTGCCCCTACACAAACATTAAACCTTTATGGTTCACCAGCCTCTATTGCTGCAGCAAAAGCATATGTAAAAGAAATTAATGCACTTGAATCTAAATCTAAATCGGTTAGCGCACAACAAAAAGAAGATATTCTTTTAAAGTATCCTGTAGTTACTACTCCTACTACTCCTGTTAAAAAAGAAGTAATACCAAATGTGGCATATGATACTATTGAATCAATACTTAGATCATATAACATTACAGATATTGCCTCTGTATTAAATGTTATTAGAGATGAATATCCAGAGGCTAGTAGTGAAGATGTATTGACTTTACTTCAGTTTGATCCTAGATATAATGCTAAGTTTAATGCAAGATTTGCTGCAAATGTGGAAAGACAAAAGGCTGGTAAGCCAGTTCTTTCCCCTGGAGAATACTTAAAACTTGAACAAGGCTACATAAAGATATTTAATGCGTATAACTTGCCTACATTTAAGACCCAATCCTATTATGATAAGTTCATTAAAGAGGATCTTGATGTTGTAGAGGTAACCGATAGAGTTCAATTAGCATTTGATAGAGTATTAAACGACGAACCTACTAAGGCTGCATTTAATAAGTTCTTCTCAGCCCTAGGTTTTAGCGACATTGTTGCTGGTATGTTAGACCCAATAAATCAAATACCTGCTCTTGAAAGAAAGGTTAAGGCTGCCGAGATCGGCGGTGCCGCACTTCGTCAAGGACTTAGCGCTAGCGAACTTGCTACAACTGAGGCACAAGCAAATGTACCATTTTCTAATGTTACAAGAGGCACACTAGGTGCTGATGTATTAGCACAGCAAGGTGTTACTAAGGCTCAAGCCGAAGCAGGATTTAGAAAGATAGCAGAAGTATTACCTACTGCTGAGAAGTTAAGTTCTATCTATGGTGGAACTGAGGCTCAATACGGAAGATTAGAAGCAGAACAAGAGCAGTTACAGGGTCTGGCTTCAGCAGCACGCAAGAGACAAAGACTATCAGAACTAGAAGCGGCACAGTTCCGTAAGAGTTCTGGTCTAGGTAGAGGCGCACTTTCAAGTCCTACTAGTATATAAATAGAATCCTGACACGGATCAATCGGCCCCGTGCAGTGTATTAGACCGATAGCAAGAGCCAACCAATTTCCCCGAATTGACTTGAGGCTTGCGACTACAACGAATAGAAGGGTGGGTTGCTATGAGCAACAACTACTGGGAAGACGAAGACGACGATCTGGATACAGATACAGATACACAAATGGATGGAAGTGACTTACTTAAAAAGTTACGTAAAGCCAAGCGTGCAGATGAGAAACGTATCAAAGAACTCACTGAGCAACTTGAGGGATTAACCAAGGTGCAGCGTGAACGAGTTGTCAAAGAAGTCCTAGAAAAGAAGGGCGTCAACGCAAAGGCTGCTAGACTAGTTCTTAAAGACTTAGATGATGTTAACGAAGATACAGTGAATAACTGGCTCGAAGATAACGCTGATCTATTTGGAATTAAGATCGATAAGGAAGAGCCAAAAGTAAGTGAGACAGATAGAGCAGCCCTAAGGCAGCAAGATGTACTCACACAAAATGCTATGACCCCGGACCGAGCAGAGGATTTAAATCTTCGCATTGATAACGCAGATTCAATGGATGCGTTATTAGATGTACTTCGCTCACAACAATAATTCCGTTCATAGTCACTTGGAGGTGACAAACAATGGCAACAGTAAACTATACTACCACAGGTAGTTCCTCTTTAGGAGGTACCGCTGGTGCTGCTGGTTTGGTTCAGAAGGCGTATGATCGTCTTCTTGAATTCGCTCTCCGTTCAGAACCCCTAATTCGTTCTGTCGCAGATAAGCGTCCAGCACGTCAAGCAATCCCAGGTTCAACAGTCGTTCTACAACGCTATGTTGACCTTTCAACAGCAACTACTGCATTAACAGAGAACGACGATGTTGATTCAGTAGCAATGTCAACACCAACCTCAGTAACCATTACTCTTAACGAGTACGGTAACTCAGTGTTGGTAACTCGTGCATTAGAGTTATTCTC